CTCGTTTTGGGCCGCGGTATTCGTACTTTCGGTTTTTAAGAGAGCAACCAAGCAGTCAAACGCGTTCTGCATCCTCGTTTTCGAACTATTGGATCTCACGTTTCTATGTCTTCGCAACACGGCATGGAAGACGACCTGGAGTCACAGAGCTCCAGGTCGTCCATTGAGCGCGAAAGGGTTTGGGTTAATATGCCCAAAGCCAAGAAGAAGATGTGGCTGGAGTCTGTGGGAACGGACCCAGTGTGCATTGGAGGTGCGTTTCACGACCACCCGCTTCTGGCCGCTGCCCGTTTCGTGCTGGAACGCCAAGCCTGCTTAGTAGCGCTCGAGGCCTTAAATGGTTTCAAGATGCGAAAGGAAGGAAGTGGGGTTGTCTGTGATATCGGAAGCGCGCCAAAACGCACGCACCAGTACCTGGGCGCAAGGGGACATTACATGATCCCAGATTGCCAGCCCGGGGATAGGACCCGATTCAACGAATGCCCGAGCCAAGCGCTCGCGCAGGTGTGTCGTTGTAAGTATGAGGCGTGTGAACACTTGTTCGATCAGGGTGGGGGGCTTCGCTTCCCGGCCGCTTTCGTCTCGGTTCACAGTGCCTACTATCTAGACAGGCTCGTTCTTTGGCGTAGGTTGCAGGACCCCCTGTGTGCTGGTTTCTTCGCTGTCGGGCATCACTTTGATGAGCCCTACGGTGGTTTTGAGGACGAAGCATTCTGGGAGCAGCATGGTTCCAGTATCACCATGCGGGTCAAGGGGCAATTGCACAGCCCCTACCAGCACGACATCTTGCCGTGGACTCTAGACTGGAGAGGTCCAAACGGTGAAGCCTTCGAATGTGAGCCCAAACGGTCGATTATGGGGTTTACTACTTTGTGGGAAGTGCGAGCAGTTGTTCGAACGTCGAGTCCAGCACCGGACACGTTCAAGGACGTAGTTGCAAACGAGAGATTCTGGGGCCCTGTGCAGTTTTCGAACGCCCAGCGCGGAGCCATTGCCATCAACTCGAGACTAACGAACTTGAACCTCGACCTAGATCATGTGGAGAAGATCGGTAAGATCTTGTATACCACCGCCACTCCGTTGGGCGGTGAGCCGGTACACGTGTGCTTACCCGTCGACTTGGTGTCGAAACTGGCATCCCGATGCGTCAACCATGAGCGTGATCCACACCTCATGCGTGATTTGACGTTTAGGGCCCAGAGCATAGTCGAGAAATGCAGAGTCCCCGTGGGATCGCAGCCGCTAGTTATCACTGCGGCCGTAGCTCTCGGGATGGTCATCAACATCTCAGCAGAGGTGGACGCTGGTCACACAGTGATGCAGCGTTTTGGATGGTTGTTCAAGGCGCACCGTACGGTTATGGCTTTTCAAGAGCTAAACGTGTGGAAGTGCTGGAGGATTCTGTTGTGGTCTATGATTGTGTTTTCTCCCCCTTTCATAATGTTGTTCGTTGAGCGCAACAGGGAGGTGGATATTTTCGCGTGGTTGATTGGTTTTGTTGTGTGGCTAGGTGTCATTGGTGTCAGTTGGGGCGCGGTCGTGATTTCACGGGAAATCGCTTCTTACTCAACGGCCCGATGGAGACACTGGTACGATAGGGGGTATGCTACTCACTCCCCCCTATTCTCCGTCCCTTCGCTTTCGGAGCGTCTCCTTCCTGGATCCGACAATGTCCGGGACCCAGGAGACGTGGCGGAAGGTACTCGCATAGTGTTGAGGGAGGACACCCGGTGTCCTACGGCCGCGCCCGTGACGCGTGCCTTCATAGCAGGACTGGTGGCGGATACTGCTAGTGTGAACGTAACCGAACCAACTCAAGAGTCTGAGTTGAGTGCGATCACACACCGTTTGGGTCGGCCAAAACCAGAGTTGGATTGGAAGACGCTGAACAAAGCTCGAGGAGTACTGGCGGGACCAGAATTTCGCGCACTAACTGACGGGTTTGTTGTTGACGACAGCCCTGCTGGGTTCTACGCATGGCTCAACGGCCAGCGACAGAAATACTCGGCTAGTGTCGTGAAAGGATGGCAGGATCTCTGGCAAAAGGTCGACAAGGCCCTTGTCAAGAGAAACGGGAAGCCCTTCCAGAAAATCGAGTTGAACGGCAAGCCGGTCGTTCCTGGTGGTCAAGCACCCGTGAAAGCCCGCGTCATTCAACCCCCGAGTGACGAAGCAAAGGTAATCACAGCTCCGGCGGCTAGTCAGATGTACGGCAGATGCAGGAAAGTCTGGGACGGTTTATCCAGTCCCATCCTCTATGCGTCTGGTAGGACAACTGATTACATCGGGAGGGTCGTTGACAATTGGATCAACTATTTCGGAGGTGAAGGAGAAGTCGTGGGCTTAACATTTGATTGTTCTGACTACGATACCACTCTACGTCACCCTCAGCAGTTCGCAATTGCTGACTTGTATGTCAAGTTCGGAGTTCCAATTCAAGTCATCGGCTGGTTCTTTGAAACTGTCGCTAAAGGAATTACACCGCACGGGGTTGAGTACTCCATCGAAGCAGTCTACTGCGTCGACAACGAAGAAGATGCGTCTTGGTTCGAACAATGGCTCACTTTGGTTAAGTGGGAGTTCGAGTTGAAATGCACCGAAGTTGCCGGCAAATTCACCTACGTCTTCACGATGGTGGATTTCCAGATGAATTCTGGGCGAATGGACACCAATTTGATGGACACGTTATTCAACGCGTTTGCCTTCTTTTCCTACATCAAAGCAACAAGGATGGACGTACGGATGATGGTGTGTGGGGATGATAACTTCATGCTCATGCGCTCAAAGGACTGTACAGACACCTGGTTCGAAGGGCTTCAGACGCACCTTCGTTTGCTTGGGCTGGATGCCAAAGGCTCCAGGTCCGCCAATAGAGCGGATTGGGAATTTTGTTCAAAACTCTTCTGGTTCGGTGTCGATCGCTCAACCGGGATCTCTCAGACGGTCTTAGGCCCAAAGCCAGGCCGTGCTTTGTCACGTATCGGCATCACAGTGTCCGTACCGTCAGCAAACAACATAGCCGCTACGGCGAACAGTTTGAAGACGGATGCGAACCATGTGCCGTTTATACGCATGATGGCAAAGCGGACATACGAATTGTGTGTCCAGGAGAAGATCCGAGCGAAGGGCAAAGCCTGGGAAGGGCTCAAGGCCTCCAAAGCCTTTGACTTGGACCCGAGGAATTTCGCCATTTGTCGAGACCGCTACGGCGTCGGTCTCGAAGGCGAGAGTGAGCTCACTTTGGTGTTGGCAAGTTGCCACACCATCCCGATGTTCTATCATTGGGAACCTCTAGCCGGTATGGCGTTGAGGGATGCTGAATGAGCTAGCCAAGGGCGGTGACCTACACCCGGTTGGGAGACCGAGATACTTCCACGCCTCCGACCCTGATCCAGTTGGAGCGTCGGGATCTCACCCCGAATACACGGAAATAGAGTTTATAAGCAACAAGATGGCCAAGAAAAACAAAGTTAAAGTTGGGAAAAAGAAGAAAGCCGCGCCCAAGAAGGCCGGCCCAAAGACGAAGACACAAATGTCTCTTAACACTATGGCGAAAGTGATGGAAACTTGTTCCATCACCAACCCGTTCTGTCCAGAAGCCGACAATGGCAAATGGCCGGATAACAGTTACGTGAAGAGCAACACCTGGAACATCAGTGGTATGGTTTACGACTTGGTGACCAATGGTGGCGGCGATGCAGCCGTGCTCTTCTTGCCGATGCAGATCTGTCAGTATTCCACTGGCACATGCATAGGTAATGCAGTCACCACCGGCACGACCGGTGGTGTCCTGCAGACTGTTCCCACTAGTGTTAATAGATGGCGCATCACGAGCATGGGTTTCAAAATATCATGTGCGACGCCTGCGATGACAACGCAGGGGTTCTGCAACATCCGAGGGTTTTCTACGATGGCAATGGCGACATTGGCAACGTACGACAAGACCGACAGGTTGGCAGACTTCGCTGAGGATATACCCCTTCATCGCCTACTCGATCAGGACGCGTTCATCGTCCCGATCCCCTTGGGTGATGACGCTCGAGAGTGGCGCAGCGCTCCCGCTTACACCACCACCTGGCAGAGTTTCGACAATGTTGGGTGGCAAGTGATTTCTGTGGGAGTCTCTGGCGGTATTGCATCGACATCATGTTTGCGTGTCGAGTGTTTCTACCACTATGAGTTCATCTTCAGCGACGGTAATTCCGCCGCTGCCTTCGCTACCCCCCCCCCGAAGAACGACATCGTTGTGCGAGAAGCCAGCGCCGGTGTGATTGAGCGCATCGGAGGTGTTGTGAGGGGCACTGCCAAAACTATCGAGAACATTGCCAACAGCAAAGCATTTCAGTACATCGCCGCGGCTGGAGCATCCTATGCTTCTAAGAGTCCGGCGCCAATGTTGATGCTTGCCAACGGTTCCGGTGGTCGGCAGAACGCTAAGTACGTTGACTAGAGCCACATTGCTATCAAGTTTGAGTTTCAGTGCAGGATCCGGACCGCTCGGGGCGGTCTAGTGCCGGGGGGGTAAACCCGTCACGATAAGCCCACAAAAGAAGAAAG